GAACCTAGGTTCACCTGTTTCACAATTTAGTAACATGTGGGTCAGCACATTAACAACACGATTATCATATGCTAACACATTTACTGGAAATTTAATCGGAAATATAACAGGTAATCTAAAAGGGTTAACAACAGGAACACATACTGGACCTGTAATTGGTAATGTTACTGGAAACACAGTTGGAGAACATACTGGACCTGTAACAGGAAACCTTACATCTGGTCTATTACAAGCAGTAGGTGGATTGCCTAGCAGTCAAGGCACTATTAGAGGTGAATGGACATTAGAATCAGGCAGTACACTTAATGGAAATATATCTGGAACAATTACTGGAGATACATTAGGGACACATAAGGGCAATGTGCTTAGTTCTGTAATTACAGGTACAAATATCTATGGTACTACAGCCAATATTACTAATATCATATCAAGTGGTGGTTACACCGGTGATGTAATTACTTCTATGATAATGGCATTGGGCGGGTCTGTAGGTAGCACAGCTCAAATAAAAGGGCAATGGACATTAGTATCAGGTAGTACACTACAGTCTACCTATGCTGACCTAGCAGAAAGATATCACGCAGACGCAGTATATGAACCAGGTACTGTTGTTATTTTAGGAGGTGATGCTGAAATAACTGTTACATCAATTAGGGCTAATACATCTGTTGCAGGAATAATAAGTAGTAATCCTGCATATACTTTGAATTCAGAAGCAGGTTCTGATGAAACGCATCCTTATATTGCTTTAACAGGTAGGGTTCCTTGTAAAGTAGTCGGACGAATAAGAAAAGGTGACTCACTAGTTACTAGTAGTGCTACTGGTCGAGCCGAATCTATGCGATCTACTGATAGTCCTAATGCGGTTATTGGAAAAGCTCTTGCAGACTTTGACGGTCCGTTTGGCGTGATAGAAGTGAAAGTTTAAACAGCCATTGGTGCTTTAATAGCATCGTGGCTTTCATAACCTTCTAAAGCAATATCTTCCATTGTAAATTTAGTAACATCTGTTATACCTGGATTTAATTTTAATTCCGGTAAAGGTAATGGTTCGCGATTTAGTTGTTCTTTAACCTGTTTGATATGATTTTCGTAAATGTGAGCATCTCCAATATCGATAATCAACTCACCCACTTGAAATCCTGTTGCCTGTGCAATTAAATGTGTAAACAACGCATAAGATGCAATGTTAAACGGCACACCTAAAAACATATCAGCTGATCGTTGATACATTTGGCAACTTATTTTACCACTAGTACTAACATAAAATTGACTCATCATATGACATGGTGGCAGTGCCATTAGTCCAAGTTCTCCCGGATTCCAGGCAGTTATAATATGTCGTCTACCGTATGGATCCTCTTTAATTCCGTCGATTAAGTTTAATAACTGATCGCAATTTTGCAGTATAACCTTATTGATACGCACTAGAGGAGCACGCCAGCGTCTCCATTGTACACCATAAACACGACCTAAATCACCTTCGTGTCTTTGTAATTTTTTCTTGGTCCAATACTCAGCAGTAGCGTTATCACTCCAAATAGTTTTTTTATCACTATAGCGTTCACCATGTAGGATTTCTTTAAGACGATATTCGTCACCGCTACCTTCAATAAACCATAATAGTTCACTTACTATAGCTCGCCATGCTAATTTTTTTGTAGTAATAGCTGGAAATCCTTGTTGTAGATCAAAACGCAGTTGAACTCCAAATTTACTTATAGTACCAACACCAGTTCTATCTGGACGATGTTCGCCTGTATCTAGAATTTCTTTCAATGCGTTTAAATATACCTGTTCTGGATGTGCCATTATTTGTTCCTTTGAAATAATTAAAGGCATGACCTTTCGGCCTATGCCCTTAATTTGTCTAACTATAAACCCAATCATTCAACCGTTGCAGCCACTTTCTTGATTTTGCTTTTGGGAGGATCGAGGTCATCGGCCTCCTTGCGAAGTTTAGAGGCTTCTTTATACAAAGCATCTGCCTTACTACGCATCTCTGCCGCAGTCATTACTGTAGTATCAATACCATCAACTGGTTTTGATTCAGCTTTCTTTTTTGCGGCGTCTTTTTTAGTTTCTTGTGTACCATCAGTCACAGCAAGATCTTCAATAGTAATTCCTTTTTGTTCAGCAATTAATTCATTTAGTTTATCTAATTGAATTTGTGTCTGAGTATCAGGAGTCATTAATACTGTATTAGTTGGAACTTTTCTAAGGTGACCATTTGAATGAAGATATGCTAGCATATTAGATCCATCTGGGAATCTACGAGAAGCTAATGCGTCAGCAAGCTCATTGGCCTGTTGTCCGCTATCGCTTTCTATCACGGTCATTAATGTGTCGTGATAAGAATCTGTTAGACCTTGTGTACCTACTACTAGAGCACTATGAGCATCTCCTGGTAGTGTTCGATAGGCAACTACAACTCTTGCAGAGTTATTTTTCATTTTGCCAACATGTTTCATTTTAGTTCTCCTTAATTAGGCTACTGGTTGTTCTTCAGTAGCGGCAGGTTGTTGTGGAGCAACTGCATCTAAAAATTTGTTTAACTTATTAAATGTTGCACCTACAGCTTCCATTTCAGCGGCTTTAAAAGTACCACGACCTGCGGCAACATCAATAATTGCTCTGATATTTTGTAGATCAACAATAGTTAATTCTGGACCTGCAGGTTGTTGTGCTTCTGATTGTACTTCTTGTACTTGTTCTTGAGTTTCATTTTCCATTTTTATTTCCTTTATTGTAAGTATGGGCATCCTAAACTTAACATACTTAGTTCTTTAGGATCTTCTACGCCGATTTCTATAACTTCTAATAGTTTTTTATCACTGTCTACAGAATAAGATTTTTTAATGCAATAACGGCTATCTAATCTAGCATATATCCAGTTATCAATCAATTCAATCTTATCCGTATTCTTTGATACCATTTTGGCAAAATGTGGAGGGCAAAAATTTACCTTCCTTAGGCCTAATACATTTAACGGATTTACTCGTCCTCTTATTAAAGCCATTATCTACCTACTTTATTTATAATGTGCGGTCTGGCCGAAGGGAGAAATTATGGAATCATTTCCATGCACAATAAACAATGTCTCACAATATTCCTCATCACCCCAGCTACCGCAAGGATATCCATCTGTAAACATAATAAAGCGTTTTGGCTCAATCCCCTGTTCTTTCATAAAATTCCAATTAGCTTCAAAGTCAGTTCCACCGCCACCTTTACATTCGTATTCCATAATCTCATCGGAATTGTCTCCTGAGAATTGTTTGTAGCCGTATACATCGGTATCAAAACACCACAGGTCAAGTTTGAAGTCTTTATATTCATCCATAATGCCCTTAACTTCACTTATAAAATCTTTAGCCTGCATGTCTGAAATACTACCTGACATGTCAATTGCTACTGAAACATCAATTGTTTCTTCATTCATTAGACCCGGAAGTATAGCACCGCAATGTTGACTTTTACGATTTGGACGATTAAAACTGAAGTTGCTTTTGATAATACTTTGTATATTCATACGCAACATTTCACGCCAGTCCATTTTAGGCTCAGTAAAGTCATTAATTAGTCTAGCAACACCAGCCGGCACCCTGCCTGCACCTGCGGCCTGTGCCGCGGCAACCATTGCCTCTTTAATCTCGTCTTTAATTGCTTTCTTTTCTTCAGCAGTTAAGCGTGGGCGACCATTTCCGCTTTTATTTCCGTTGCCATCTTGATCGTCACCATCGTTGTTATCATCCCCGTCGTCTAAGTGTTCGTCTAACAATTCGCCAAGTGAATTGATATCAATTTTTTCTGCTTTCTCATACAACTCGTCGTAGATTTCTTCGTAACTCTTACCACGATACTTGTTGTCTTGGAAGATTTTAATGAAACTAGGCACTTGTCCGATTTTTTCATCTACAAGAATTTGATTAGCGGCATAGTCTGCGGCAATGTTTGATAACTGAGGATCGCGACTATCACGACGGCCCATGTGATCAAATACATTATGTAGTACCTCATGAGCAAAGCCGAACTCAGCTTCTTTGGGTTTAAGTTTATCTACAAATTCACAGTTATAATAAAAATTACGACCATCAGTAGCAAGTGTAGCACACCATTCACTTGCATCGATTAATTTCATGCGTGTAGCAAGATTGCCAAAGAACGGATGGCGCAACAATAATCCTACTCGAGCAAGAATAAGTTTCTCAACAATTTTAGATTTTTCTGCCTCTGAATATACTTTGGCATTCTTAGGCTTTTTAACCTTTTCAGTTGTCATTACATTACTCATACAAATCCTTTCATCTATATACTATTATATAATCAAAATTGAGAAAAAGCAAGTAAAAAGGGCCCCAAAGAGCCCTTTTTTAACCTTCCATTGCTTGGATAATGTACTTTCCATACTTGTCATGGAAACGATCAAAGTGTTCCAATTTGCTAGCATCAAATGGTAAGTTGTAGTTAGTCAATGCAACCTTAGCACCCATTACAACTAATTCAGTTGGGAAATTTTCCATCATGAATTTGAAGAAGTTGTCTGCCATAGCATCCCACCCTTTAACTTTCTTCATGTCAGCTTCTTGAAGCTCGTAGCACATACTGATGCTCAAAGAGTACATCGCTGAAATTTCTTTGATTGTAATTTTCTCAACTTTACCCATTAAAATGTCAGTTGGGTTTGGCATCTGTTTAGCAACCTTACGGTGTGCCATGAACTTAACAGCAAGACCTTCGCCAATAGCCCCGGATACTAAGTCTGTTAATGTACCTTCGTCCAAGTCGTCATCTTTTAACAATTGGCTAACAAATGACCACGAACGGGGAGTAGCAAATGCACGACTTGAACTTTTTGGGTCAAAGTCATACAAGTCTTGTTTTGCAAAACCAATATAACCTACAACCTGTTCGTGCTCGCGATTGATAGTAGCCCACTGGAGCCAGTCATCGTAATCTGTACGCAATTCCAAGTGGAGGAAGCGATTAGCCAACGGAGCAGGCATACGATAAGTTACACCTTTATCAGTTTCACGGTTACCTGCGGCAACAATTGAAACACCATCGGGCAGTTTGTAAGTACCAACACGGCGGTTCAAAATTAACTGATAAGCCGCGGCTTGCGTAGCAGGGGCCGCGGAATTAAGTTCGTCTAGGAACAGGATAGCAGTAGATTCCGGATCAGTGGGCAATTCTGCAGGAGGAGCCCAAGTCATAGTATTTTCGGTACTATTGTAATATGGGATACCTTTGATATCAGTAGGTTCCCAAAGTGATAAACGAACATCGATAACATCTCGATTTTGTTCGTCTCCAATCTGTTTAACAATATCGGATTTGCCGATACCCGGAGCACCCCAAAGGAAAACCGGACGCTTAATCTTTACACATTTACGAAGAGATCGTTTTGCTTCGTTTGGACTAACTGTTCGGTTAGTGCTAATTTTTTCAGCCATTTGTTACCTTTCAAAATATAACTGGAATTGTTTCGCAGTAGTATTATTGTACAGCAGAACTGTCAGATTGTCAATCAGTTTTTGCTTTTGACTTTGCTTTGGCCTGAGTATATTTTTGAATGTTGCTATCAAACAACACTAGTTCAACCATAGTGCGTTCTCTAAACACTATAATAAATTTGGGCGTAATGTAATATGGGCTATCTAAAAATTTATCTAACCTTAATAATAATTCATTAGTCCAAATAGTATCTTCTGGAATAGCTACCTGATATGATTTTAGGTCTAACTGTTCAGTCAGTACCTTGTAGCCTAAATCAGTTAATCTTAGACCGTTTTCTTTAGTATTTCTTGGACTTTGCCACCATAACTGACTGTATTTTTTAATATTTGCCGCCCCGGCAGACATAGCTAACTGACGAAGTAGCTTTTTAGTCAGTTCATTTTTATCCATTACTCTGTTACAAGTTCACCGGTGGTTAATTTATATACAGCAAAATCTTCGCAGTTAAACAATTTATTTAATTTTTCGGCTAGATTGATGGCATGACCGCTGTTAGAAAAACTTACTTTTTTATATTTTGGACCCACTTGTTGTGCAACAACACTGGTTGTTTTTAAGTTCACAGGCTGACCTTTGTAAAATACAGCCCAAATGGCGTCAGCTTCCAAAACCTGTTCAGTTTTATAAGTTTTTTTACTAGTGACTTCTAATAACACTTTGGGTTTAGGTCTCGACATTATATGCGTACTCCAAATATACGCATATATTTATTCTAAATATTAAAAACCGCCACCGTCCATTTTGACTTCAGTAGGTCCTGGGGTGCCTGCATTTTGAATAACCTTGTCTAATTCGCCCGATAACCGGGTCATTACAATGGATAAACTATTAGCTAGATCAGTAGTTTCTTTTAGATCTAATATAATAGACCGTTGGTTACTTTTAATAGCAACTCTAGCCTTGTTTAAAAAGTCCTCTATCGGCAGGGTATTTAACGGAGTCATTGTTTGCTTACTGATGCTAATACTGTTCGCATTTCTGTTTCTGTTTTAAAAGGACCTTGATAAGGATAGCGTTCTAAAGTAATTAATTTTGGACAGAAGCTCTTTACCCAGCCTTTGCGAAATTGTATGATATAGTATCCTGCACAATATAAACTTTTACTCTTACTGCTTTTTGCATATATAGGTAATCGTTTAACAATGTTATAGACAGGATTGTGTGGTTTTGATGCAGTTGGGTAGTCGTAAACTTCTAGGGAAGGTTCAGGTTTAGATCTTTTATCTTCGTTGGTATTAATTTCGAGTTGTTTGTTTATTTCACTAACATCTTTGATGTTAATTTTTACACCTTTACGGTAAAAACTAAATCCTTTTTTTTCTTTATTAAGTGTGCCTAATTTAATACCGTCGTCTTCTACGATCCAGCTTTTATTTGGTACTACTACTTTAGCTACTGCATTCATTTATATACCTCGCATTTAATGGTTCTGCATAACTTTGTGCCTGTTCGCTAACTTTTTGTAAATCATATTTGGCACACAGTTTGAGCAATCTAATTCCTACCTGACTGATATTTTTGTTAGAAGTAATCTGTTCAGAAATAGTATTTCTAATAACAAGTTTAATATCATCTGGTTGTGCTGTCAAGTCACACAATTTAACATTTCGATTATAGTCATCTAGCACACGATGTTCGATACCTTCATGGTCGGTCCAACGCTGGAGCATCATATTGTTCCAAGAATATCCTTTATGGTCCCTGTCGGCAAATGCTTCGCGGAGACCAACTTTATTCTTTGTGCCTTTCTCGCGTACTCCCGGATAAGCACTAAAGATGTTGTCTGAAGTGTCACCACGCATACACTTCTCAAAGAGTAACCATTTTGGGTCTGGTGCGGGCTTAACTTGTTTAGTTTTCTTATCAACGACAGGTTTACCTTTTTCATCAAAGTATCCTTCATGTGTAGTAGT